CGCAGAGATGTGTTTTATAATGATGTACTTAATAATTCTGCAAGATTGGCACATTGTATTGCTATGAGTAGAAGAGCTGAAAATATATCTACGGATATTTATAACCAGCTTTTTCGAAACAGCGATACGATGCGGCTAATCAGTATTGCGGATCCATACAGCCGATTTTAAGAAAATTAGAAAAACTTCATTCTGGTAAATTTTTATTGGGATATAGATCAGATGAAGTTAACCTTAAAGTCCCTGAAGTTCCGGATTCAAGTTGTTTTGTGATGCATAAGAATATTAATGAATATGATAGTACGTACCGTCCTCCAATGGCTGCTTGTTTTGTTCAGTCAATACCTGCAGTTCCACCAAGACCTGATACAACACATCCTCAATCTTTGATAGATGGAGTTGGTAAGAGAATGGCTTATAGTCCTCCTAAATATAATCGTAATGAAAGAAGGAAATTTCGTAAATTTGTTAGGAAATGGCTTAAGACTAATATCAAACCAATTGATGAATGTGATAGTCTAGATTTTGAAGAATGGTTAAGTACTACTAATTATACTGAATTAAGGAAAGAAGAAATTCGTAAAGCATATGCTGGTATTCAAGATGTTTTTATTAATGGAGAGGTTGATGTAGAAAAATTCAAAAATTATGATATTAAATTATTTGCTAAAGAAGAATATTATCCAGAATATAAACACTTTAGAGGTATTTGGGCTCGCTCGGATGCTGCTAAGGGAGTTTTGGGTCCATTTTTTCGTAAAATAGAAAAAGAATTATTCGCATTACCTTATTTCATTAAGAAAATACCTAAAGAAGAAAGACCTAAATATATTAATGACTTTATGAATAATGATTACCTTAAATTTCAAGCCACAGATTATACTTCCTATGAGAGCCATTTTACTACTGATATGATGGATGATTGCGAATTTGAACTATATAGATATATGTCTTCTAATAATATTAAAGCTAAAATGCTTTGTAGATTAATCTTCAAAATTTTGGCAGATAATAATATTGCAAAACATAAATATTTTTCAGTTCGAGTTGATGCAAAACGCATGTCTGGTGAAATGAATACTTCATTAGGTAATGGTTTTAGTAATTTGATGTTTTTACTTTATGCTTGTCATAAGTACAAACTGAATTATTCTGGACCTATTATCGAAGGTGATGATGCTTTAATAGGATTGGATAAACCAATACCAGAAGAATATTACAAAAATATGGCTCTTAATGTTAAATTAGAGTTTGTTGATGATATTTCTGAAGGTAGTTTTTGTGGTCTTGTTTATGATCCTGTAGAATTAGTTAATATTCGTGAACCTTTAGAAACATTATGTACTACACCTTGGGTTCCCCGTAAATACGCCTCTTGTAGCCTTAGAACTTATTATTCACTTTTAAAAAGTAAGGCTTTGTCTTTGATGTTTGAATATCCTGG